CTGCTTAGTCAATCTTAATGATAGCTAAGGCTAGTGCTTCAGGACGCAATACTTTGCGACCCCAAACCAATAGTCCGCGAACAATGTCTTTGAAAGAAGCATTGTCTCTAATTGACTCAACTGTAGAGAGCGACTGCGCACAAGAAACAGCTGACATATGTCCAGCTAGAATGTGGTGCGTAGGGCTACCTGAACCAGAAGGTGTTGTTACGTTGTTAGACTTGTACATCTTAAAGCCGCGAAGCTCACCTGATGCAACTAGTCCGTTACGTAGACCACCATTTCCTTGGTTGTAGTCAACTGACATCAACTTAGAACTAGTTTTAGCTAACTCTTCGTAGAACTCAGGCTTTGCAACTACCCAACGATTTTCCTCTGGTACGTTTTGGTCATCAAGTAAACGCGCTAAACGTGCTAACACGTCTAATGGGTCTATTTCGGATGAACCAAAACCAGTATCAATCGGAGCAGCAACTGTACCGTATGCGTTAGAACCGATTCCTGCGATTGCAGCGGTTAATACGTTTACGTCAAATGCGTCTTTCAATTGATATGCAGCGTTATCAGATGCAACTGTTTGCCAGTTTACATGAGAGAAACGCTTCTCTAGGTCATCAACTTTAAACTGGAAATATTTCGCTTGGTCAACCTGTAACACTAGTTCCGCGTCTGTTAGGACTGTAGATGCTAGTGAAGTTGTCGCACGAGTATAATCAGTTACTGTGATGGTTGGCTCTTTGATGATGTTAACTGTATCACCGAACTGAGAGATTTCTCCCATGTAGTCTGTGTTACAGATAGCTTCAGCTACTGCCGATTTACGAAAGGCAACTTGTACCTTTTTTGAAAAAACTTCCGGTAGCCAGAACGTATTTGTTTGTCCCGATGTACCTACGAGGAAGTTATTGCCTGTGCCTGCTTCTAAGCCCATGACTGTCTCCTATTTTTTAAAAATCAACAAACGCTATTTTTTTAACGCGTGAAAACTTTTATTAGTTACTTAATAAAGCTAACCATTTACTACTCGACCTGCTGTAAAAGCTTCGTCTACTTGAGCCTGAACTTTTTCATACTGGTCGACAGAAAGATTAGCAATCTCTGAGGTAGTCCAGATTTTCTCTTGAGGTGATGGGTCTTGTACTTTAGACTTGACCGACACTGCATCTGCAGCGCTTCCTCTAGAGTCTTCTGAACTCTTTATTTTCGGCTTAGCTTCAGTGGTAGAACTAGAGATACCCGCATCCAGTTTGTATAATTCAATAGCTCTTCCCGCAAGAGACGCATCACCTGTATTTTTATAAACCCAATCTTGGATTGCTTCAGGTTGTACTCTAGCCCAATCATGAAAGTCTTCAGAATCTCTGATTGTTCTAAAATCTGGATGAACATTTAATAACTCTTGTTCAGCCGCTCGTCTATTACTAGATGACTCTTTTTCTGAAAGCCTTGCAACTTCTTCCTGTAAACCAGAAAGTTGTTCCGTTGCTCTCAAGTGTGCTACTGTTTCTACTACATCGTAAACATCAGGATAGTCTTCCTTAAAAGTAGCCAGTTCTTCTGGTGTTTTAGGGGCGTTGTAGGTTGTGCGTCCTGAGAGCATTTCCGCTTTTAGCGATTGCTCTTTAGATTTCCAATCTCCTAACTTTCTATCATAATGTTTCTTTAAATCATCATAACGCTTTTTAAAATCGACCTTTTTAAATTTATCATTAGTCTCTTCTGGTACAGAATCACTAGTAGCTTCTTGAACAATCTCAGCTTCCTCTTCCTTTCCTAATATAGGAGAGTTGCTGGAAATAACTGCTTCTCGTTTATCTGCTACATATGCTAAAGAATCATCAGCGCTTTGAAAACCTGTTGCGGCTTTCGAATTACTGTTGTCCCACTTCTTTTTTTTGTTATAAGGATTTGCTTCTGCTTGTACTTCTTCTTTCGTTTCTGCGGCTGTTGCCATTGTCGACCTCCATTAAGTGCCAGCAAGTGCTGGGTAGCTTTCGGGGTTGTAAAAATCCAGAGTGCAGTTAAGGTAGC